TTCATCAGGAACATCTGGCTCAAGCGGCTCTTCAGGAACATCTGGTTCAAGCGGTACATCAGGTTCAAGCGGATCTAGTGGTACATCAGGTTCATCAGGAACTTCAGGCTCATCAGGTACAAGTGGCTCTTCAGGCAGCTCAGGTACTTCAGGTATAAGTGGTGTAAATGGAACATCAGGTTCTAGTGGTACATCAGGCTCAAGTGGTTCATCAGGAACCTCTGGCTCAAGTGGTTCATCAGGAGAATCAGGCACTTCTGGTTCTTCAGGCTCAAGTGGTACATCAGGCTCAAGCGGCAGTTCAGGTACCTCAGGCATATCAGGTGTTAATGGTACTTCAGGTTCATCTGGTACCTCAGGTAGTTCTGGTTCATCAGGAACTAGTGGTTCAAGCGGAAGTTCAGGAGAATCAGGTACTTCTGGTTCTTCAGGATCAAGTGGAACATCTGGCTCAAGTGGTTCATCAGGAACATCTGGCTCAAGCGGCTCTTCAGGAACATCTGGTTCAAGCGGTACATCAGGCTCAAGCGGCTCATCTGGCACTTCAGGTTCCAGTGGAAGCTCAGGAACTTCAGGCTCATCAGGCTCATCAGGTACAAGCGGCTCTTCAGGCAGCTCTGGTACTTCAGGTATATCAGGTGTAAATGGTACATCTGGCTCAAGCGGAACAAGCGGTTCATCAGGAACTAGCGGTTCAAGTGGTTCTTCAGGAACATCTGGTAGCTCAGGTTCATCAGGTACAAGTGGTTCTTCAGGAACATCTGGCTCAAGCGGTTCATCAGGCACTTCAGGTAGCTCAGGTTCAAGTGGAACAAGTGGCTCTTCTGGAACTTCAGGTTCAAGCGGAACAAGCGGTTCATCAGGAACATCTGGTAGCTCAGGTTCATCAGGAACAAGTGGCTCATCTGGTTCAAGCGGAACAAGCGGTTCATCCGGTACTTCAGGTTCATCAGGTACATCAGGCTCAAGTGGTTCTTCAGGCACCTCAGGTAGTTCAGGCTCATCAGGTACAAGTGGCTCAAGCGGAACTTCAGGTTCAAGCGGTTCATCAGGAACAAGTGGTTCATCTGGTTCATCAGGAACAAGCGGAAGCTCAGGTATAAGTGGTGTTAATGGAACAAGTGGTTCATCTGGTACTTCAGGCTCCAGTGGAAGTTCAGGAGAATCAGGGACTAGTGGTTCATCAGGAACTTCAGGTAGTTCAGGTTCTTCAGGAACATCAGGCTCATCAGGAAGCAGTGGAACATCTGGATCATCAGGTACAAGTGGCTCTTCAGGAACATCTGGATCAAGTGGCTCAAGCGGAACAAGTGGTTCATCAGGATCATCAGGAACTAGTGGTAGCTCAGGCTCAAGCGGAACTTCAGGTTCAAGTGGAACAAGCGGTTCATCTGGTACTTCAGGTTCATCAGGTTCTTCTGGAACTTCTGGATCAAGTGGTTCTAGTGGAACCTCTGGCTCTTCAGGTACAAGTGGCTCAAGCGGAACTTCAGGATCAAGCGGAACAAGCGGATCAAGTGGTTCATCAGGTACTTCTGGCTCATCAGGAAGCAGTGGTACATCAGGTATAAGTGGTGTAAATGGTACTAGTGGTTCTAGTGGAACCTCTGGTTCATCAGGCACCTCAGGTAGTTCAGGTAGTTCAGGAGAATCAGGAACAAGTGGTTCATCAGGTTCTTCAGGAACATCTGGTTCATCAGGTTCTTCAGGAACATCTGGATCAAGCGGATCAAGCGGAACTTCAGGTTCTTCAGGAACATCAGGCTCATCTGGAACTTCAGGTTCTTCAGGCACAAGCGGTTCTTCAGGATCAAGTGGTACTTCAGGATCTAGTGGTTCAAGCGGAACAAGCGGTTCTTCTGGAACTTCAGGTTCTTCAGGAACATCTGGATCAAGCGGTTCATCAGGAACATCTGGTTCTTCAGGTTCTTCAGGTACTTCAGGTTCATCTGGAACATCTGGTTCTAGTGGTACTTCAGGTTCATCAGGCTCATCAGGTACTAGTGGTTCATCAGGATCATCAGGTACATCAGGTATAAGTGGTGTAAATGGAACAAGCGGTTCTTCTGGAACTTCAGGTTCATCAGGTACATCAGGAAGCTCTGGTTCATCAGGAACTAGTGGCTCAAGCGGTTCATCAGGAACATCAGGTTCTTCTGGTACATCAGGTAGCTCAGGCACAAGTGGCTCTTCAGGATCAAGCGGAACAAGCGGTTCATCTGGATCAAGCGGAACAAGCGGTTCTTCTGGAACTTCAGGTTCTTCAGGAACATCTGGTTCTAGTGGTACCTCAGGCAGCTCAGGCTCATCAGGTACATCAGGTTCATCAGGATCAAGCGGAACTTCTGGTTCAAGTGGAACTTCTGGAAGTTCAGGTACTTCTGGTTCTTCAGGTTCAAGTGGAACATCAGGTTCTTCAGGATCAAGCGGTACAAGCGGAAGTTCAGGTACATCCGGCTCATCTGGTACTAGTGGATCATCTGGTTCAAGTGGTACTTCAGGTATAAGCGGTGTTAATGGAACAAGTGGTTCAAGTGGAACTTCTGGTTCAAGTGGTACAAGCGGTTCATCTGGTACATCAGGCTCATCAGGCTCCTCAGGTACTTCAGGTTCTAGCGGATCAAGCGGAACTAGTGGTTCATCAGGCACTTCAGGATCAAGTGGTACATCAGGTAGCTCAGGTTCATCAGGTACAAGTGGCTCTTCAGGTTCTAGCGGAACTAGCGGGTCCAGTGGAACTAGTGGATCTAGTGGAACATCAGGCTCATCAGGTTCAAGTGGAACATCAGGTTCTTCTGGTTCAAGTGGTACTTCAGGTTCAAGCGGAACAAGCGGTTCTTCAGGAACATCTGGTTCTTCAGGAACATCAGGATCAAGTGGTTCATCAGGTACAAGTGGTTCAAGTGGCTCATCAGGAACTTCAGGTTCTAGTGGTACTAGTGGATCATCTGGAACCTCAGGTTCATCTGGTTCATCTGGTACTTCAGGAAGCTCAGGTTCATCTGGAACATCAGGCTCATCTGGTTCATCTGGAACCTCTGGTTCATCTGGAACAAGTGGTAGTTCAGGAACTTCAGGCTCATCAGGCTCATCAGGTACAAGCGGCTCTTCAGGCTCATCAGGTACTTCAGGTATATCTGGTGTAAATGGTACATCAGGCTCTTCAGGAACTAGTGGTAGTTCAGGTACTTCAGGTTCATCAGGAACTAGTGGTAGTTCAGGTTCATCAGGTACTTCAGGCTCATCCGGTTCATCAGGAACATCTGGTTCATCAGGAACTTCAGGATCAAGCGGAACAAGCGGATCTAGTGGTACATCAGGTTCATCTGGATCCTCAGGAACTTCAGGTTCATCAGGTTCATCTGGAACATCTGGATCTAGTGGAACATCTGGATCATCAGGAACATCAGGCAGCTCAGGCTCATCTGGAACATCAGGCAGCTCAGGTTCATCAGGAACAAGCGGAAGCTCTGGAACATCAGGTTCTAGTGGAACAAGTGGCTCTAGCGGTTCTTCAGGAACAAGTGGCTCATCAGGTTCAAGCGGAACATCAGGTAGTTCTGGCACTTCAGGTTCATCAGGAACATCTGGATCAAGTGGTTCATCAGGTACAAGTGGTTCAAGTGGTTCTTCAGGAACAAGTGGTTCAAGCGGAACCTCAGGCTCATCAGGAACAAGTGGAAGCTCTGGAACATCAGGTTCTAGTGGTTCATCAGGTACAAGCGGCTCTTCAGGCAGCTCAGGTACTTCAGGTATAAGTGGTGTGAATGGAACTAGTGGTTCATCAGGAACAAGTGGTAGTTCAGGTACATCAGGTTCAAGTGGCTCATCAGGAACTTCAGGTAGTTCAGGCAGCTCAGGAACAAGTGGTTCTTCAGGTACTTCAGGTTCAAGCGGAACATCAGGCAGCTCAGGCTCAAGCGGAACATCAGGTTCATCTGGTTCATCTGGCACTTCAGGTAGTTCAGGTACTAGTGGTTCAAGCGGAACTTCAGGTTCAAGCGGAACTAGTGGTTCATCCGGTTCATCTGGTACTAGCGGTTCATCTGGTTCATCAGGAACTTCAGGCTCAAGTGGTACAAGTGGTTCATCTGGTACTTCAGGTTCATCAGGAAGTAGTGGTACTTCAGGTAGTTCAGGAAGCTCAGGCACAAGTGGTTCATCAGGTACTTCAGGTAGTTCAGGAACTTCAGGCAGCTCTGGTTCATCAGGAACTAGTGGTAGCTCAGGTTCAAGTGGTACTTCAGGTAGTTCTGGTACTTCAGGTTCAAGCGGAACCTCTGGTTCATCAGGCACAAGTGGTTCAAGTGGTTCTTCAGGAACAAGTGGTTCATCAGGCTCATCAGGTACAAGCGGCTCAAGTGGTAGTAGCGGTACTTCAGGTATAAGTGGTGTTAATGGAACAAGTGGTTCTTCAGGAACTTCAGGTTCTAGTGGTACATCAGGTTCAAGCGGAACTAGTGGTTCAAGCGGTTCATCAGGAACTTCAGGATCAAGTGGTTCATCTGGAACTAGTGGTTCAAGCGGAACAAGTGGTTCATCTGGAACATCAGGTTCTAGTGGAACATCTGGTTCATCAGGTTCAAGCGGAACTAGTGGTTCATCAGGTTCATCTGGAACTTCAGGCAGCTCAGGAACTTCAGGTTCAAGTGGTACTTCTGGTTCTTCTGGAAGTAGCGGAACATCTGGTTCATCAGGTTCATCTGGAACTAGCGGTTCTTCAGGAACTAGCGGTAGTTCAGGTTCTTCAGGAACATCAGGTAGTTCTGGTTCTTCAGGAACATCAGGTTCTAGTGGTTCATCTGGAACATCTGGCTCATCAGGTACTTCTGGCTCATCTGGAACATCAGGTTCTTCAGGATCAAGTGGTACTAGCGGTTCATCAGGCAGTTCAGGTACATCAGGTAGCTCAGGAACATCTGGCTCATCAGGAACATCTGGCTCATCAGGAACATCAGGTTCTTCAGGTTCATCAGGTACTAGCGGTTCTTCAGGATCATCTGGTACATCAGGTATAAGTGGTGTAAATGGAACTAGTGGTTCAAGCGGAACTTCAGGATCATCAGGTACAAGCGGCTCTTCAGGAAGCTCAGGAACATCTGGTTCATCTGGTTCATCAGGAACATCAGGTTCAAGCGGAACAAGTGGCTCATCAGGTACCTCAGGTAGTTCCGGTTCATCAGGAACTAGTGGTTCAAGTGGCTCTTCAGGAACAAGCGGTAGTTCAGGTACTAGTGGTTCATCAGGAACAAGTGGTAGTTCAGGAACATCAGGAAGTAGTGGCTCATCTGGTACTTCAGGTAGTAGTGGCTCATCAGGAACTTCTGGTTCATCAGGTACTAGTGGTTCATCTGGTACTTCAGGTTCAAGTGGTTCAAGTGGAACTTCTGGATCATCTGGTTCAAGTGGAACATCAGGCTCTTCTGGTACAAGTGGCTCTTCAGGTAGCTCAGGAACATCCGGTTCATCAGGCTCATCAGGAACAAGTGGCTCATCAGGTACTTCAGGTTCATCAGGTTCAAGTGGAACATCAGGTTCAAGTGGCTCATCAGGAACATCAGGTTCAAGTGGCACTTCAGGTTCTTCAGGAACTTCAGGTAGTTCAGGTTCTTCTGGAACAAGCGGAAGCTCAGGTTCATCAGGAACATCAGGTATAAGCGGTGTAAATGGAACTAGCGGTTCTTCAGGAACTAGCGGTAGTTCTGGAACATCAGGATCTAGCGGAACATCCGGTTCTTCAGGTTCTAGTGGTACATCAGGTTCAAGCGGTTCAAGTGGAACTAGTGGTTCAAGTGGCACTTCAGGTTCATCAGGAACAAGTGGCTCATCAGGTACTTCTGGTTCATCAGGAAGTAGTGGTACTTCAGGTAGCTCAGGTTCAAGTGGTACAAGCGGTTCATCTGGAACCTCAGGTAGCTCAGGTACTTCAGGTAGCTCAGGCTCTTCCGGAACAAGCGGAAGTTCAGGTTCAAGTGGTACTTCAGGTAGTTCTGGTACTTCAGGTTCAAGTGGTTCTTCTGGTACATCAGGTAGTTCAGGCTCAAGTGGAACATCAGGCTCAAGCGGTTCATCAGGAACATCTGGTTCAAGCGGAACAAGTGGTTCAAGCGGAACTTCTGGATCTTCTGGTTCAAGTGGAACAAGCGGTTCTTCTGGTTCTTCTGGAACTAGCGGAAGCTCTGGGACAAGTGGCTCATCAGGAACTTCAGGTTCTTCAGGAACTTCTGGCTCATCAGGTTCATCAGGTACTAGTGGTTCAAGTGGATCAAGTGGTACTTCAGGTATAAGTGGTGTAAACGGAACATCAGGTTCTAGTGGTACATCAGGTTCAAGCGGAACAAGTGGATCAAGTGGTTCTTCAGGAACTTCAGGATCATCTGGTTCAAGTGGAACAAGCGGTTCAAGTGGAACTTCAGGTTCATCTGGAACATCAGGTTCTTCAGGTAGCTCAGGCACTTCTGGTTCATCAGGAAGTAGTGGTACTTCAGGCTCATCTGGTACTTCAGGTTCTAGTGGAACATCAGGTTCAAGCGGTTCATCAGGTACAAGCGGCTCTAGTGGTTCAAGTGGAACAAGCGGTTCAAGTGGAACAAGTGGTTCATCTGGTACTTCAGGCAGCTCAGGTACTTCAGGATCATCTGGCTCATCTGGAACAAGCGGTTCAAGTGGTTCATCTGGAACATCAGGCTCATCAGGAACAAGCGGTTCTTCTGGTACATCAGGTAGTTCAGGCTCGTCTGGCACCTCAGGTTCTTCAGGTTCAAGCGGAACTAGCGGTAGTTCAGGATCATCAGGAACTAGTGGTTCATCAGGAACAAGTGGTTCTTCAGGCACAAGTGGAAGCTCTGGAACATCAGGCTCAAGTGGTTCATCAGGTACAAGTGGTTCAAGTGGTAGCTCTGGTACCTCAGGTATATCAGGTGTTAATGGAACAAGTGGTTCAAGCGGAACTTCTGGTTCAAGCGGCACTTCAGGTTCTTCAGGAACATCAGGCTCAAGTGGTTTTTCAGGAACTTCAGGATCATCTGGTTCGAGTGGAACAAGTGGTTCTTCAGGTACATCAGGCTCATCTGGTACTTCAGGTTCATCAGGTAGTTCAGGTACTTCTGGTTCATCCGGAAGTAGTGGTACTTCAGGTTCTTCAGGAACATCAGGTTCAAGTGGAACTAGCGGCAGTTCAGGAACATCAGGTTCAAGTGGTTCAAGTGGAACAAGTGGTTCAAGTGGTTCATCAGGTACTTCTGGTTCATCAGGTACTAGTGGTTCTTCAGGAACATCAGGAAGCTCAGGTTCTTCAGGTACTTCAGGATCATCTGGCTCATCTGGAACAAGCGGTTCAAGTGGCACTTCAGGTTCATCAGGAACAAGTGGCTCATCAGGTACTTCTGGTTCATCTGGTTCAAGCGGAACTTCTGGATCAAGTGGTTCATCTGGAACATCAGGCTCTTCAGGAACATCAGGCTCAAGTGGAACATCAGGTTCTTCAGGTTCTTCTGGAACATCTGGTAGTTCAGGTTCATCAGGAACATCTGGAACTTCTGGTTCATCAGGTACATCAGGCTCTTCAGGATCAAGTGGTACATCAGGTAGCTCAGGATCATCAGGAACTAGCGGTTCATCAGGAACAAGCGGAAGCTCTGGAACTTCAGGTTCTAGTGGCTCATCAGGTACTTCTGGCTCATCAGGAAGCAGTGGTACCTCAGGTATAAGTGGTGTTAATGGAACTAGTGGTTCATCAGGAACAAGCGGTTCTTCAGGCACAAGTGGTAGTTCAGGTACTTCAGGTTCATCAGGCTCATCAGGAACTTCAGGTAGTTCAGGAAGCTCAGGAACAAGCGGTAGTTCAGGAACATCAGGTTCAAGTGGAACAAGTGGAAGCTCAGGTTCTAGTGGAACAAGCGGCTCATCTGGTTCCTCAGGTACATCAGGTGCTACAGGAGCAGCAGGTACAAGCGGTACATCAGGTTCTTCTGGAACTTCAGGCTCAAGTGGAACATCAGGAAGTTCAGGTTCATCTGGGACATCAGGAAGTTCAGGTTCATCAGGAACATCTGGTTCATCAGGAACTTCAGGCTCTTCAGGTTCAAGTGGGACTAGTGGTAGTTCAGGATCATCAGGTACATCAGGCTCATCAGGAACAAGCGGCTCATCTGGAACATCAGGTTCTTCAGGCTCATCAGGTACTTCAGGTTCAAGTGGATCAAGTGGAACATCAGGTAACTCAGGTACTAGTGGTTCATCAGGAACTAGTGGTAGTTCAGGTACTTCAGGTTCATCAGGCTCATCAGGAACTTCAGGCTCATCAGGTTCATCAGGAACAAGTGGTTCATCTGGAACATCAGGTTCTTCAGGAACTAGCGGTTCATCAGGAACAAGCGGAAGCTCAGGTTCAAGTGGAACTAGTGGTTCGTCAGGTTCAAGTGGAACATCAGGTGCTACAGGAGCTGCTGGTACAAGTGGTACCTCAGGCTCAAGCGGAACAAGCGGAAGTTCAGGAACATCAGGCTCATCAGGAACTTCAGGTTCTAGTGGCTCATCTGGAACATCTGGATCATCTGGATCATCTGGTACTTCAGGTATAAGTGGTGTTAATGGTACTTCAGGTACATCAGGTGCTACAGGAGCAGCAGGTACAAGCGGTACATCAGGCTCTTCAGGAACATCAGGCTCTTCAGGAACATCAGGCTCATCTGGTTCAAGCGGAACTAGTGGTTCATCAGGTTCATCAGGAACATCAGGCGCTACTGGTTCTCCAGGAACACCTGGTACTTCAGGAACAAGCGGAAGTAGTGGAACATCAGGTTCTTCAGGAACAAGCGGCTCATCAGGATCAAGTGGAACAAGCGGTTCTTCAGGTTCAAGCGGAACATCTGGAGCAACTGGTTCCCCGGGTACTCCAGGTACTAGTGGTACTTCAGGGTCATCAGGAACAAGCGGAAGTTCAGGAACATCAGGTTCATCAGGATCAAGCGGAACAAGTGGCTCATCAGGAAGTTCAGGTACTTCAGGAGCAACTGGTTCTCCAGGCGCATCAGGTACCTCTGGTTCTTCAGGTACCTCTGGTTCAAGCGGAACAAGTGGCTCTTCAGGTTCTTCAGGAACTAGTGGAAGCTCAGGCTCTTCAGGTACATCAGGAGCTACTGGTTCTCCAGGTGCTTCAGGAACATCAGGTTCAAGCGGAACATCAGGTTCAAGCGGAACTTCAGGTTCAAGCGGAACTTCAGGTTCTTCAGGTTCTTCAGGAACTTCAGGCTCTTCAGGTTCAAGTGGTACAAGTGGAAGTTCAGGAGCTAGTGGTGCTTCAGGAACATCAGGTACATCTGGTACATCAGGCAGTTCAGGAACATCTGGGTCAAGTGGCTCAAGCGGAACAAGTGGCTCATCAGGTTCATCAGGAACCTCAGGAGCAACAGGTGCTGCAGGTGCAGCAGGTACTTCAGGAACAAGCGGTTCATCTGGTACTTCAGGAAGCTCAGGAACATCAGGTTCAAGCGGAAGTTCAGGAACTAGTGGTTCATCAGGATCAAGTGGTACTTCAGGAGCAACAGGTGCAACAGGAGCTGCTGGAACAAGTGGAACAAGTGGAAGCTCAGGAACATCAGGATCAAGTGGTTCATCTGGTACCTCAGGATCAAGTGGTTCATCTGGTACCTCAGGTGCTGCTGGAGCTAGTGGTACAAGTGGTTCATCAGGAACTAGCGGCTCATCAGGTACATCAGGTTCATCAGGTACAAGTGGTGCTGCTACTATATCTAACAATACAAACAATTATGTATTAACAGCTACTGGTACATCAACTATTAATGGTGAAGCTAATTTAACATTTGATGGATCCTATTTAAAAGTAGGAAGCGGAGCTTCAGCTAATGCTACATTAAGTGTTAAAGGATCAGGTACTACATCCGCAACTAAAAACTTTGTAGTAGAAACAGGCAATGGAACCTCAATTATGGACTTCAGAGACGACACTTATGCCTTCTTTGGATGTGGTCAAACAGGCGGTTCTGCTTCTGGATTTATTTTCCCATACAGTAATACATCTTATACTCAATTTGCTGGCTACAACTACGGAGCTGGTTCAGGAGCATATAAGTCAATCTTAATGGATACTGATACTGTTAGTCGTGATAAAGGTGTATTTGTAGGATATGATGTTTCAACTAACACTCCTCCATCATCCACAGAATTTGCTGTTAGAGGTACAGGAACAACTTCTGCTACTTATTGTGCTCAATTTGTTGATGATTCTAGAACTAGTATTCTAATAGTTAGAAACGACAAAAGAGTAGGTATTGGAACAGCAGCTCCAAGTTATCCATTACATGTAGCTCTAGATGTATCAGGTGATTCAATATATGCCTCAGGAGATATCATAGCATCTTCAGATATTAGAAAGAAAACTGAAATTCAAGTAATTGAAAATGCTATAGAAAAAATTAAAGAAATTAGAGGTGTTACTTTCTTAAAAACGGATACTGATCAAACTAAGAGAAAAATGGGTGTTATTGCCCAAGAAATTGAAAAAGTAGCCCCAGAAGCAGTTTCAACTGATTCTGAAGGATATTTATCAGTAGCATATGGTAACTTAGTAGGTCTGTTAATTGAAGGTATTAAAGAACAACAAGACCAAATAGATAACTTAAAACAAGAAATTGAAAAATTAAAAAATAAATAATTATGGGAATACAAGCCACAGGTACTTTTACTTACAATAACGCTAGTTATGATGCTCCTTATTTTAGAATAACTCCTTATTTAGCTTCTACAGGAGATGAAATTCCTGTTGAAACTAGAATGTATAAGGATTATATGACATTTGTAACTAGTTCTATCCCTACTATGGGTGGAGCTGATAGACATATAACTAGTATAGGTTTTTATATAACAGGATCTTCTCCTATTGATACTTTTGGAACAAATGTAACAGATAAGTATTTATATTGGGTAACATCAGAAGTAGTAAATCAATTAGAAGCTTTATCACCTGGAACTACTTTTACTATTACTAATATAACTACATAACAGTGGCTGTACCTTCTTCAAATATTAAAATAAATGGAGATATCTACAATGAAGCTAATGGAGGTACAGGTACAAATGTTAGTTTTAAAGATCTAGCCTCTTATAGTTATTTTCAAGGACCTAATGGAGATAATACTATCTCTTATAATGGATGGGGCCAAAGTGCCAATGTAGGATTAAATAGAATATATGGTCTTTCAGTTAGTACCTCAGGACCTTTTAGAGTAGAAGATTTCGCTAATTTAACTTATTTTTATGACCAAAGTACTTATCAAGTACAATTAACTGTAATAAATAATTTAACTCCACCTCCTCCACCTCCACCTCCACTTAATAATGATGTACAAGACTGTACCTTATCATTTTATGATAATTCAGGAACTTATCTTTATTTAGCTGGAAACTCAGGAGGTGTACCAACAGGTACTTCTTATGGACCTACAGATATATCTCAAAATAGTACCCCTATTATAGCTCAAGGTTATTGGTATATAGATGTTAATATGGATCCAGGATTTGGAGGAGGATCATGTGATATAGATATAAATGGAACAAATTATGTTGGGGGTGCTGGTATTGGAGGAGGTAGTAATTTATTTGACTGGACAACTTATGGAGCAGCGGCTGTTGCTAATTTTGGAGCAGCAACTGGATTAAGTGTAGTAGTAACTGTTTATTAATATGCCGACTGAAACTTTTATATCAACAAGACAATTTTTAGGTTATACACCTTCATCTACTTTAGAGGAAACTATTTTAAATAAATGTAAAGAAGTAGGTTCTCGATATAGATTAAGTGGAGTTAATCCAAGATATTATTTTTACACTCAAACTTTCTTACAACAGTATTTTCAAGATAAAGTAGGAATCCCACAATAAAATTTGGTTTTTTAAAATAGTTTTATTATATTAGAATAGTTATAAATCCTATATTTTTAAAAATGAAAACCTGTTATATTATTAACTTTTATTTAGGTGAAAGACGTAAACAACTTCCTGAATATACTAATGATAAACTTTTTTTGCTTAAAAAACAAATAGAATATTTATATAAAATAAAAAATTCTTTATCAAAAGTTATTTTTACTTTTAATATTAGAGAAGAAGATTATGAATATGTCTCTGAAATCTTTAAAATAGTACCTAAATTTATTAACGGTACTGAAATTGAGATAAATTTTAGAAATAATATAGGAATGAGTTTTGCTGCCTTTTCAGAATTATTTGAAAAACATAGAAGTAAATATGATTATTTTATTTTTAATGAAGATGATTATTTTTTTGTTGAGGATAATTGGGACATATATCTTAAAAATAAATTTTTAACTTCTCCAAATTGTGGTTATTTTGGAATGGTTGTTAGAGAAGCTAATGGTTGGTGTAATAACAAAAAACATTTAGGACACACCACCGGAATATCTTCAACTAAAGTATTAAATGAAGTTTATAATAAGTTAGGTTCATTACCTCATGTTTTAAGTAATAATTATAAAGATATTGAACAAGTTCAAATTGATTTTACTCATGAAATTGTAAATTTAGGATATGATATATATGATGTCAGAAATGAATATATTGTTGATTTTGCTTTAACTGAGTCCCCTCAAGATGTGTGGATCTTTTTTGATTGGAATGAAAAATATTTATTTAGATCTATTTTATCCTTAATATCTAATAATTATACTTATTGGATTTCTTATGATGATGAATTTAAACTTCATAAAACATAAAATATTATGGAAAATATACATTTATGGATATCAGATATAGGTACGTACTTTGATCGTAATGTTAATATTATATCATGGAGTGATGATTATAAAATAATTTTAGGTAAATATAATTCAATTGGAAGAGATTGTAACTTTTTTCTTCATGCTAACCATAGATCTGATTGGATAACTACATCTTCTCAATTATGGGGACCTGTTACTCCTGAAATTGCTCAAATGCATATGGATATGGGACATCCAACTTGTAAAGGAAACATTATAATTGAAAATGATGTTTGGATTGGTGCTAAATCAACTATAATGTCAGGTGTTAAAATTTCAAATGGTTCCATTATAGCAGCTGGATCAACAGTAACTAAAGATGTTCCCCCATATGCTATTATAGCAGGAAACCCAGGCAAGATTGTAAAATATAGATTTACAGAAGAACAAATTAAAAAATTATTATTAATTTCTTGGTGGAACTGGGATGAACAAAAAATTAAAGATAATGCTATGATAATGTGGTCAAATAATATAGAAAGTTTTATTGATAAATTTATAAATGGATAAATTAAAAATATACGCTCATTGTTCTTATATAGGAAATACAGGTTATAACCACCATACAAGAGATTTTTTTAGAGAATTAAATAAATATTTACAACTAAAAATTAGAAATTTTTCTATAGGAAATTCTTGGGAGGGTATGTCTGACACTCCCCATAATGGTGAGAGTTATTTAACTGATATTGATAAAAGTATGTTGTATCAACAAACTTTATGGACTCAAAAACCACATCGAACTGATATATTAATGTACCCATCAGACTCTAAAAATTTTAGACCGGATATTAATTTAGTATTAAGTGAAACTAATCACCATTATTTTTATGATAGTTATGTTGGTCCTAAAATAGCTTATAATGTTTGGGAATCTACTTTACAACCTGAAGAATATTTTGAAAAATTAAAAGAATTTGATGAATTATGGGTTCCGTCAAAATGGCAAAAAGAAGTAACAATAAAACAAGGATATGATTCTGATAAAATTAAAGTAGTTCCTGAAGGTGTAGATACTAATATTTTCTACCCTGAAGAAACAACCCATGAACTAACATCAGATGGTAGATTTAAATTCTTTTTAGCAGGTAGATGGGATTATAGAAAATCAACTAAAGAAATTATTGAAACATTTTTAAATACATTTACAAATAATGAACCTGTTGATTTAATTGTTTCTATAGATAATGTTTTTGGTAAAGAAATTGATGGGTTTGAAACAACAGAAGAAAGACTAGCTCATTATAATTTAATAGATCCACGTATTAAAATAGTTCATTTTCCTTCAAGAGAAGATTATATTAAAATATTAAAATCATGTAATGTATTTTTATCTTGTTCCCGTTCTGAAGGTTGGAATTTACCTTTAATTGAAGCAATGGCTTGTGGAACACCTTCAATTTACTCCAATTGTTCAGGCCAACTTGAATTTGCCCAAAATAAAGGAATACCAGTAAATATTTTAGGAGAAAAACCAGCTGATATAAACTCATATGCTAGATATAAAATGAGTGATCTTCCAGGTAACTATTATGAACCTGATTTTAATCATTTACAATTAATGATGATGTATTCTTATATAAAACATGATGAATGTAAAAAAAGAGCATTAAAAGAATCAGAAGAAATTAGACGTAATTTTAGTTGGGAAAATATAGGAAAAATAGGTTATAACACATTATTAGAATTTCATAAAAAACATCCCCATATCCCTCAAAATAATAAAATAAACATTAGTTATTTAGAAGGTCCTAAAGTAGAAATCACAGGAGAAAATGATCAGGAATATTATATTGAATTTTTAGATGAAAATAATAATATTGTTCATAAAGATACTATTACAAATAATATGTGGACTAAATGTTCTAGAGTGTATTATACTAAATGGAAAATTAAAGTTAATGGAGATATAATAGATGAATTTACTTTAGATAATAAACGGGTATTAATAGCTTTAGACTCAAAATCAATAGGTGATACAATAGCATGGGCACCATATGCTGTTGATTTTGCTAAAAAACATAATTGTAAAGTTATTTTAAGTACATTCCATAATAATTGGTTTAAAGAATTAGAACCATATAAAGATATTGAATTTTTAGAACCTGGCCAGTCTACAAAATGTGATGTTAAATATCAAATAGGATGGTTTAAAGGAGATTCTGGTAAATGGAATAAATTTGAAATGTATCCTAACCAAGTAAATTTAATTCCTTTACAACAAACAGCTACAGATATTTTAGGTTTAGAATTTAAAGAATTAAACTATGGAATTAATTTTAATATAGGATTAAGACCAAAAAAGAAAAAATATATAGTTTTTGGACCACAAGCAACTTCAGGATGTAAAGAATGGACTTATAATAATTGGAAATCATTAGCTAAAATGTTAAAACAAATTGGTTATGATATAGTTGTTATAACAGGAACTGAATATAAAATATCTTATGGTTTAAATCTGTATGGTAAATCATGGGATGAGGTAGCTACTTATTTACATTACGCCGAAGCCTTTATAGGACTAGGTTCAGGATTATCTTGGATCAATTGGGCATTAGGAAATCATACTTATATGATTAATGGTTTTGTTAAAGAAGGGCATGAATTTACTTCTAATTTAACTAAAATAACAAATGATTTATGTATAAAATGTTGGAATGATCCAGTACATATTTTTGATGCTGGTGATTGGGACTGGTGCCCCGTCTATAAAGGAACTGAATATCAACATATATGTCAAAAATCAATAACACCCTTACAAGTATTTAATAAATTAAAATTATGATAGATTTTACAACTTTTGATTGGGGTACCGCCAATGATTGGTACAAAGAACAAATTATTAAAGAATTTTCAAACTATAATTTATACACTAGACTTTTTGAAGTTGAAGAAAATGATATTGTTGTTGACTTTGGAGCTAGCAATGGTCCTTTTCCTTTTGTAATTAAAGAAAAAAACCCAAAACATGTTTACTGTTTTGAACCTAGTAAAGAAGAATTAACATCTTTAAAAAATAATCTTAATGGTTTAAATTATACAATAATACCTAAAGGTATATCTAATATAGATGGGTATGATGAATTTGAAGTATATGGTTCTGTTAATAAAATTGAAACAGTTGAAAGTATAAGATTTAAAACTTTTATTGATGAATATAACATTTCCAGCATTGATTTTTTAAAAACAGATTGTGAGGGAGGTGAGTATGAAATATTCAATAGAGAAAATATTTGGTGGATAAAAGAAAATATTAGAAAAATAGTAGGTGAATGGCATTTAGAAACTCCAAAACAAAAAGAACAATTTAGAGAGTTTAGGGATATATATTTAAAATTATTCCCAAACCATGATTTATTTTCAGTTGATGGTCAAGGTATTAAATGGGATTTGTGGAATGAACATTTTATAGAATATTATAATCAAGTTATAATCCATATTGATAATCGTTGAATAAAAAACCATGAGTAATATATTGTATGTTATAGATGGTTATTTAACTTCTAAAGATAAATTTGAAGTCACCCTTGAATTAATTAACCAACTTAAAAAATTAGACCCCCAAAGAAAAATATTATTAATTAATAAATTTAATAATTCTTGGGGTATTGAACAATATGTTGACTATTATTGTGAATATCTTGATGGTTTTTTAGTAGGATATCCTCCTAATGATGTATTAGAAAATAAACAATATGATATGCCTTATGTGTATTTTGAGGTAGAAGGAAAAACATTAGAAAATTGGATGCCTCTAGAAGGAGTATCAGACCATGTGGCCAATGTTTATAACGGTTTTATATTTGCATCTAAAGAAGCTAAAAAACTTGGATATGAAAAAGTTTTTAGGATTGAGTATGATATGTTGTTTGATGAAGTTGAATTTCAAACCATATTAGATGACCTTAATAAATTTGAAAATGAAGAATTTTTAATATATGGTAAACGTCAAGAAGGTAAATGGGCACAAAATTACCAATTTTTAATTGATTTACATTTTTGTGGATACTCAAACAAAACACTTCAGGGATTTGATTATGTGAAAAACGATAATGAATTTTGGTCTTTATGTAAAAAAATAGGATATGTTGGTAAATGGAGTGAATATATTCTTGCTATGGTGTTTAATTATAATTTAAAAGAAAACATTCAAGGAACTTTTTACCATAATTTTACTCGAACTCAATTTCCAAATTCCCAATTTGATAGAATTTCATCCTCAGGTTTATGGACTGATAAATGGAAAGACATTCCAAAGATAGCTAGACTTGATGTTGATGGTGGTCACAAACCTGATAAAAACAGATTAGTACTTTTTTATTTAAATATGGATTATGATTCTGTTGATGTTGAAATAGTTTCAAACAAAGGTTATTATAAAAAAGTAACCTTATCTCCTAAAGCTTGGTGTTACGATATTATTGATAGACAAGAAGATATGGTTTTTATGAGTAAAATGATGTATGATAATAAAGAACATACAATAACTACTTATGTGAATAATGACACATATGATAAACTTAATTGTAGATTTATAGCAAAATGAATATATTAATTCCTTTAGGTGGTGTAGGAAAAAGATTTTCTGAATATGGATACCATATGCCTAAACCTTTAATTAAAGTTTTAGGTAAAGAAATTATTTTTTGGCTTTTAGACTCTTTAAAAATAACTAAAGATGATAAAATTTTTATTCCGTATAATGAGTATCTAGAATATTATAATTTTAGTGAAATTATAAATTCAAAATATCCTAATATCCAATTAGCTCCTATTCCTAATACTAGAGGAGCTTCTGAAACTGTATTAATGGGGTTAGATTGTTTTAAAATTGAAGGTAAAGTTATTGTTTTAGATGGGGATACTTGGTATGAAGAAAATATACTTGAAAAAATTAAAACAGTAGAAGAAAACTCTGTTCTTTATTTTGAATCTAAAAATCCAAACCCTATTTATTCTTATATTCAAATAAAAGATAACTCAATTATTAATATAAAAGAGAAAATTAAAATTTCAAATAATGCTAATAGTGGTTGTTATGTTTTTAAAGATTCTCAAACATTAAAAAAACAAATATTAGAAATTGGATTTAAAAATGAACATGAATTATATACTTCTCAAGTTATAGAAAAAATGATTGAAAAAGGGGAAAAATTTATTCCTATTAAAGTCACAGATTTCCATGTACTTGGAACCCCCCAACAAATTATCCAGTTTTCTAAAACATATGATATTCCAAAGAAGAGATTTTGTTTTGATTTAGATAATACATTAGTCACATACCCTAAAATTAAAGATGATTATACTTCAGTAGAACCAATACTTGACACTATTAATTATTTAAAAAAATTAAAAGAAAAAGGTCATACTATTATTATTTATACTGCTAGAAGAATGAGAACCCATAGTGGTAATATTGGAGGAGTAATAGCTGATATTGGAAAAATTACAATTGAAACATTAGAAAAATATAATATTCCATATGATGAGTTATATTTTGGAAAACCTTATGCTCATTATTATGTTGATGATTTGATGATAAATCCAAAAACTGATTTAAATAAAACATTAGGGTTTTATATGGAAGATGTTTCTGCTAGACATTTTAATGAAGTTGAAATAGGAAATACATTTATAAAAAAATCTTTAGATCCTAAACTTCAAGGTGAAATAGAATATTATAAGTGGGTTCAAGATAATGGAACTGAAGAAATTCAAAAATTGTTTCCTAAATTAATTTCTTATACTAATAATAGTTTAGAACTTGAAACAATTGAAGGTATTAATTTTAGTACAATGTATGTAAATAATATTCTCACAACTGATCATCTTCAACTTTTATTTGATAAAATAAAATTATTACATAATAATATAGAAAACAATGAAATATATTATAGTTACCCTAATTTAAGTGATAAATTTTCTAAAAGAATAGCCATGTATGATTATAAACTATATGGTGTAAATGAAGATGATATTATACAAATTAAAGACCAATTAACCTATATTGAAAATGAAGGTTATAAAAGTGTAATGATTCATGGAGATTGTGTTTTTAGTAATATATTATTAACTACTGTGGAGGATATAAAATTTGTTGATGTTAGAGGAATAGTAGGAACTAAAAAAACTTGTTATGGTTTATCTCTTTATGATTATGCTAAAATATATCAATCATTAATAGGATATGATGAAATATTAATGGATAAAAAAATTAAAAAATCATATAAAGACAATTTATTATCTTTTTTTAAAAATCAAGTAAATGAAGACTTTGAAAAAATAAAAATAATTACTAAATCATTAATTTTGTCTTTAATTCCTTTACATAATGATCCTGATAAAATAAAAAAATATATTAAATTAATTAATACTTTTTAAAAAATAATAATATTTATCGCTAAATGGCACTTATATTAAAACAAATATTTGCTACAGGCTCAGACCAAATTTCACAAAACTATTCTATTGAGTCTTGGCATGTATCTCAATCAGTTGATGCTCTAACAGGAGCAGCTGCTTATGATATTACAATTTCAGGATCATTAACTTTAACAGGTAGTGTAAATTCTTTAGATGGATATACAGGTAGTTTAAAAGGTAATGTGACTGGTACAGCAGACTCAGCTAGTAAAGCAAGTCAAATAGTAGTTAGCAGTAGTGTAACTTCAACAAATCAATTTTTAGTGCCTTTTGTAGCAGATAGTACTTCTGGTTATCCTAAATACTCTACATTATTAGTTGATTCAGGATCAGATTATTCTGGTTTATGGTATCAACCATCTACAAACGCGTTATCTGCTTCTTTATTTATAGGAAACTTAACTGGAACTTCTTCTTGGGCAACAAATGTAGTTAACTCACCATCAGTTTCATCTGTTGAAGGAACATATTTTCCAAGTGGTAGTGTTAAAGTTACAGGAGCTTCACTTAAATTTATTGCTGGTGCTGATAAAACAGGTAACCCAGCTACTGCTTCTGTTACTATTACTGAATTAAGTGGTAAAACTTTAGGATTAAATTGTTTTGTAACAGCCACAGTTTCTGGAAGTGCAGGTGTTGGAAATGGTATAGTAGTAAATGGTTTGGCTGGTAATATATTAGAATTTGAAACCCAAACTTTTGACACAGACTTTTTCTATACAATAACGTATATTTAAAAAAAACACCATATTTATCACTGAAAGGGTTTCTACTTAATTGTTTTTATAATAATGAACTTTTGAACAACTTTAACATATTTATAATAGAATAAATTAAAACACAAACATGGCAGAAACACTTTTATCTCCAGGCGTATTAGCAAGAGAAAACGATTTAACAGTTACCGGCCAAGCAGCAGCTACTATTGGAGCAGCTATTGTTGGTCCAACAGTAAAAGGTCAGCCTTATGTTCCAAGAAGAATTACTAGCTTCTCAGAATATTTGACTTATTTTGGCGGTACGTTTTTGAGTGGTTCGACTCAATACACTTATTTCACATCAACAGCAGCTTATAACTACTTCCAAAACGGAGGAGAAAGTTTATGGGTTACTAGAGTAGCTAGTGGTTCATTCACAGCTGCATCAGCAATTTCAATTACCGGTAGTCAAAATGACGGTGATGTTACAGGTATTATTAACACAGTTGAATTAGGCGCTGCTTCAAACCTTAACTCATCAGCTTCATTTACTATCGCTCCATTAAGTTATGGAGCTAACCAAAACAGTTCAGGTAGTATAGATGCTAGTGGTTCATTAACAAATGGTACTATTGATAACTTACGTTATGAAATTGTATCACCAAATACAGCTTCAGGAACTTTTTCATTATTAGTAAGAAGAGGAGATGATAATACAAATAGTAAAGTTGTATTAGAAACTTGGACTAACTTATCATTAGACCCAACTCAACCAAACTACATTGAAAGAGTAATTGGTAACCAAACATTTACAGTTGCTACAGGCTCAAATGGTAAATATGAGTATGTAAATACTTCTGGAAACTATCCAAATAGAAGTAATTATATTACTATTACTTCAGTACCATATAAAACTCCTTATTTCTATGATAACAATGGAAATGCTAAAGCTGAGTTTACAGCTTCAATCCCAGTAGCTCAACAAGGTTACTTTGGAAATGCTATAGGTAATTTAGGAACTAGTGGAGCCGATAAATACTACAACAATATTACTTCTACTAACATTCAAGGTTTAAGTGCTGCTAATATTACTGGTGGTATTGATATCATGTCAAACCAAGATGAATACGCTTACAATGTAATTGCAGTACCAGGTTTAGCTTATGACAATGCTACTGGTATAACTTCATTAAATACTTTAGTAAACAATACTACAAACAGAGGAGACGCTATTGCAGTGATCGATATGGCTTTATATGGTAGTACAGTTACAGCAGTATCTCAATACGCTAATACAATAGATACTTCATACGCTGCTACTTACTGGCCTTGGGTTCAAACAGTTGATCCATTAACAGGTGAATTTACTTGGGTTCCAGCTTCTACTATGATTCCAGCGGTATATGTTAATAACGACACAATTGCTGCTCCATGGTTTGCTCCAGCTGGTTTGAATAGAGGAGGTATTATAAACGCTATTAGTGCTGAAAAGAAATTAACTAATAGTGATAGAAATACACTTTACCAAAACAAAGTAAACCCAGTAGCTACTTTCCCAGGACAAGGAGTTGTAGTATATGGTCAGAAAACATTACAAACTAGAGCTTCTGCTTTGGATAGAGTAAATGTTAGAAGATTGTTAATTGCTTTAAAAACTAGAATCAGCGATATTGCTAATAACTTAGTATTTGAACAAAATACAGTAGCTACTCGTACTAGTTTCTTAAACCAAGTTAACCCATATTTAGAATCAGTTCAACAACAACAAGGTTTGTTTGCTTATAAAGTAATTATGGACGATTCAAATAACACAGCAGATGTAATTGATAGAAATGAATTAATTGGTCAGATCTATTTACAACCAACTAAAACTGCTGAATTTATTTATTTGGATTTCAACATTTTACCAACAGGAGCTACTTTCCCGGGTTAATTTTTTAAAGATAGAATATTTATAATAAAATAATAAAATGGCAATACTAAACGCAAACGAAATTTTCTTTACCGCCTTTGAACCAAAGACTCCAAATAGATTTATTCTATACATAGACGGTATTCCGGCATACTTAATCAAAGGTGTTAACGCTGTTACATTGAGCCAACCTGAAATTGTTCTTAACCATATTAACGTTTATAGAAAAGTTAAAGGTAGAACTACATGGGGTGATATTCAGATGACATTGTTTGATCCTATTACACCATCAGGAGCTTTGTCTGTAATGGAATGGGTACGTATGCATCATGAATCAGTAACAGGTAGAGATGGTTACTCAGACATGTATAAAAAAGACTTAACCATTGATATCTTAGGTCCAGTAGGTGATATTGTATCAGAATGGGTAATTAAAGGAGCCTTTATTAAAGAAGCCAACTTCGGTGATTATAACTGGGATACAGCTGATGCCGCTGTGAACCTTACAATGACTGTTGGTATGGATTATTGCGTATTGAATTTCTAATTTTAAAAAGAAAACATAAAAAGCTCGCGAGAAATCGCGAGCTTCTTTTTTTCTGGCATATTTATATATGATATAAAAAGTTATAACAAAAATAGATTATGGAAAATAACGAAACTCAAGTTGTTCAAGAAACATCAAAATTTAAATTCCCTTCCGAGCACGTAGAATTACCTTCAAAAGGATTATTGTATCCTAAATCAAGCCCACTTCATTCAGGAACTATTGAAATGAAGTACATGACTGCTAAAGAAGAAGACATTTTAACTAACCAAAATTACATTTCAAAAGGTATTGTAGTTGACAAATTACTTCAATCATTAATTCTTACAAAATGTGATTATGATGAGTTATTAGTAGGTGATAAAAATGCTATAATGGTAGCTGCTCGTGTATTAGGTTATGGTTCTGATTATAGTTTTACCTATGAAGGAAATGAATATAATGTTGAGTTAGGTGAATTAGATAATATTGAATTAAGAGAAGATCTTATCGATGAACCAGGTGTTAACTCTTTCAAATTTACTTTACCAAAATCTAAAAATGAAATTACATTTAAATTATTAAATGGTAAAGATGAAAAAATTATTGAAGGAGAAATTAAAGGTATCCAAAAAATTAATAAAAATGCTTCTCCAGAAACAACTACAAGATTAAAACATATGATCTTATCTATTAATGGAGATGATGATAGAAAAACAATTCGTGATTTTGTAGACAATTATATGTTAGCTGCTGACTCTAGAGCCTTAAGAGAATATATTAAAAGTATCCAGCCAGATATTAATATGACTTTTACTCATACTACAGAGGACGGCGTTGAGGAGGACGTTCGTATACCAATTAATCTCAACTTTTTTTGGCCTGACTTCGGACTATAGACTTTATTTATTTAAACAAATACATGAAATAGTATTTCATGGTAAAGGTGGTTATGACTGGCATACTGTCTATAACATGCCTATCTGGTTAAGAAAATTTACTTTTAAATTAATGCTTGACCATTATGATGAAGAAAATAAATCAAATTCATCAGGGGGAGATTCTTCTTCAACAGAAATTGATTTTAATAATCCATTAGCAGCTGCCCAAACTTACAGACAGAATGTAAGAAAATAATAAAAGCTATATGTTTAAATATTTATAACATATAACTTAATTGTAAGATGGCTAAACAAACAGGTAAAGATAAATCCCAAACTCCTCCTAAGGATGATAAAGTTGAAGCTATAAGGAAAAAAAACTTAGAGGAGTCTAATAGATTATTAGCTGAACAGCTAAATCTTGTTGGTCAAATTAAGGACAAAATAACTTTTTTAAATAAAGCTAATAAAGAAAACTATACCCAAAATAATTTAGCAGTAGAATCAGTTAAAAAAGCTACTAAATTAACACAATCATTAGCATCACAATATAACTCTATTAATGACATCCAAAAAGACTTAGCTAAAAATGATAAATTAATAAATGAAATAGCTAGACAAAAAATTACTCTTGAAAAAGAAATAGGTAAAGAAGGAACTGAAAGACTTAAAAACATTAAAGAACAAGAGAAAGGTTTAGATAAATCAAAAGAATTATTATCTAAATTAAGAGAACAAGAAACATTAGGAGTTAAAGGTGCTAAAGAAAAAGCAGATGAATTAGCCCGACAATATTTTGAACAAAGCAACGCTTTAATTGCTGAAAAAGAAAGTCTTAGTATTGAAGAACAAAATTATTCTTTATTACAACAAACAAGCAAAACTTTAGAAGCTAATAATGAGTATTTAAATGAATCTCTTGAAACCCAAAAAGCTCTTACTTCTACAACTGCTGAAACTTTTGATAAAATTGATAGTGCCTTAAATAAAATTGGTGCTGGTGGTATATCAAAATATCTCAAACTTAAGGATTTAAGTACCGAAATGAAAAGATTTCGTTACGAAATGACAGAAGGTGGTACTAAACCATTAAAAGGATTTCCTGGCCTTCTTAAAAGAGCAGCTATTGGTTTTAAATCTTTAGGATCAGTAATTTCAACTGTTTTTAGTCCTTTAGCAATGATAGGTTTTTTCATCAGCGGTGTTCAAAAATTATTTGGACATCTTAAAAAAGGTTATCAAGAAGGATTAGAAGCTGCTAAAAAAATATCTGGAGAAAATGTTTCATTAGCTAGGAGTTTAGGTTTAGCTCAAGGGGCTGCTTCTAAACTAGCGGGTGCTGTAAGAGGAATGGGACCAACTCAAGCCGCCTCAGTACAATCAGCTGAAGCTTTGTATGGTGCTATGGGTGGTACTGAAAAGTTAAGCCAAAAAACATTAAAAACCTTTATTGGATTAAATACATTCGCTGGAATGTCCGCAGAAAACTTAGCTGATATTCATAAATTTGCTAAATTATCTGGAGACGATTCAGGAGTAGTAGCAGAACATATGGCTGATGCTGCTTTATCTGCTATTAAAAATAATAAATTAGCAGTTAGTCAAAAAGTATTATTAGGAGATGTAGCCAAAACTTCAGATGTAATTAAGTTAAGATTTAAAGGCCAAGAAGGAGAATTAGTTAAAATTGTAGCAGACGCTAAAAAATATGGTTTAGAATTAGCTAAAGCTGAAGATATAGCAAATAGTTTATTAAATATTGAAGACAGTTTAGCTGCTGAAATGGAAGCTGAACTCTTAACAGGTAAAGAATTAAACCTTGAAAAAGCTAGAGAAGCTGCTTTAAATGGTGATGTAGCTACATTACAAGAAGAAATAGCTAAAAATGCTGGCTCTATTGAAGAGTTTAATAAAATGAATGTTGTTCAACAGGAAGCATATGCTAAAGCTGTTGGTTTAAGTAGACAGGATTTAGCTAAAATGTTATCTGACCAAAAATCCAACTTAGCATTAAATGGTAATTTGGTTGATGAACAAGAAGACGGATTAGCAGCAATGAAATCAGGAGTTAGTTTAGCTGAAAGAGAAGAAGAAATTGAAAGAGCTAAACAAGCCGCTTCTTTAGGTTATTTTAAAGCTTTAGATCCTTTAGTTCAAAAGATTAGAGAAGCAGCCATTAGAGTTAAAAAAGTATTTGCAGACTGGTTTGGTGAAAAATTACAAAAATTATTAACAGATCCTGAAGTAAAAAAGTTTATTAATGACATGCCTGATAATGCTGAAAAACTGGCTAAGCGTGTTACTGGTATGTTAGATAAGATTGGAGAATTTGTTAAGAATAATCCTATTATTTCAACTTTAGGATACTTATTTGGAGGTAAAGTAGCTGGAGGTGCTATAAGAGCAGCAGGTACTATACTTGGAAATGTAGGAACATTTTTAGGAAGAAAAATGTTTGAAGGACTAGGATGGAAAAAGAAACAAATTGGTGATAAATCTAACCCTTCCTATACAATTGTTGAAAACCTACCAGAAAGTCTTAGCAAAAATATTCCTGACTCATTAAAAGGTCCACAACAAGATAAAAATGGTCAATTTAGAGATGAAAAAGGCAGATTTGCTAAAGATCCTTCTAAAGAAGCTGTAGACGCTGTTAAAGAGGCTTCAGAAGCACAAAAAGAAGAATCTAAAGAACAAACTAATAGTCTTAAAAAACAAGCCAATAAAAACTCTAAAGAACAATCTAATTTAACTAAAAAAGCATCTCGTGATATAAAAAGACAAACTGATAAAAATGCTAGAGATACTAAACGAACTATGCAAAAAGCTAGTCGCGATATTAGTAGATCAAATAGACAACAATCAAGTAGACTTAGAAGAATAACTTCTGGTTTAAGTAGAAATGTTAAAAAATTAGGACGAGATTCTAAAAAGATGTTTAGAGACTTAAACAGAAGTATGAAAGGTATGTTTAGAAGTTTAAAAACTAAAATGAGTGGTTTATTTAGAAATCTAAATAATGCTGTTAGAAGAATTGGAAAAGGAGGAGGAGGAATGGGAGGCATGTTAGGTATGTTAGGTCCAATAGGTATGGTTGCTGGATTAGCATTATCAGCAGGCACTGCTTTAGCATCAGGAGAAGGTCTAGGTGGCGCTTTAGAAGCTATAGACCCAACAGGATTAGTAGGAGCTGTTAGAGACAGAAATGATAATGATATGGGTGGTGACATGGGCGGCGGTTATGATATGGAAATGGCCGCTGGAGGTATTGTTAACAAACCAACAAAAGCATTAGTAGGTGAAGCAGGACCTGAAGCTGTAATTCCATTAAGAGAATTTTATGCTAAAATGGATGAATTAATAGCTGCAGTTAAACAAGGAGGAAATGTTTATATGGATAGTAGAAAAGTAGGTGAAAGCTTAGTAATAGGTGGATACAAAATGGGATAATCAATATTTATAATAAAAATAAATTATGGCACTTTTAGATAGCTTTAAAACATCAAACTTAACAATTAATAAAGACCCTCAAAAGTATAGCCAGGTTTCTAGATTAGATAATGTAAACGCTGGTGCTTCTATATTAGATATTGATAGTAGACAACCTAGTACTTATAGTCAAGTTTCAAAATTAGATAATCCAAATGCTTCAACTTCTCAATTAAATAGAGATGATGCTATTGCTGGTAAATCACCTCAAAAATACACAGTTAAAGATTAATAAATGAGTTTAAAAAATTTATTAACTAATCCTCAAGATTTTAAGTACACCTATAATTCACGAAAAGGTGTAACTGATACTTATCAGCCATATACTGAAAAAGGATATCCTACTGGAGGAGCAGGTAATAATTTTAAAAACTTAAAATATAGTGGTGATTCACCTGGAGGAGGTAATAGTCCTTTTTTAAATAAATTTAACAAACAAGATTGGGTTAAAAACCCAATTCCTGCTTTTCCAGCCCAAGATATTCCTGGATTAGGTCTTGACCAACTTGTTAGAGGAGGAACAGCTCTTAAAACAGCTGTCCCTAGAGATATTAATAGAATGACCCGTTTTCTTTCTTCAGAAAATGGAATAGTTTTTTTAGCTAAACAGTTTGGTTTATATGTAGCTGAACAAATACAATTATATGGTCCTGATCAAACAAAATGGAAAGTAACATATAATCCAACTTCACCTTTAGTTAACACAACTTTAGCCCCAACAGGTCTTCATTTAGCAAATGTTATTTTATCTAATGGTGGTCCTTCAGGAGTAAACCAAGGTGCTGGTTATTTATATGGTCAACCTAATTTATTAATTCCTAGAGAAACTAGAAGTCAATATGGTGAAGGTAAAACATATTTACAAAAACCAAAAGATTTTGGTAATGAACAAAACATAAAGGATAGAGTTGATAAAATAACAACTGCTGCTTTATACAGAGACTTAACAGCAAAATCTGATTTAGTAAAAGCAGATACAGTTCCTTTTTATATAACTGTTATTAACAATGATGGTAGTGGAAATAATACTTACATTCATTTTAGATCATATATAGAAGGTTTAGCTGATAGTTTTGGTGCTGATTGGGGTACTCAAAAATATATGGGTAGAGGAGAAAATTTTTACTTCTATAATGGTTTTTCTAGAGATATTTCATTCACATTTAAAGTACCTGTATTATCAGCTTTTGAACAACGATCTGTATATTCAAAATTAAATTATTTAGCATCAATAATGGCCCCTGATTATTCAAATGGTGGGTTTATGAGAGGTAATTTAATAAAATTAACTATTGGAGATTATTTAAAAGATGTTCCTGGAGTATTAACTTCTTTAAATTATACTATTAATAATGATGCTGGTTGGGATATTGGTTCTGAAGATAATAAATCTAACAATAATACAGGAGGATGGGTTATGCCTAAATTAATTGAAATATCAGGATTTAACTTTAAACCTATACATTCTTTTATACCTAAAACAGTTAATCCTGATTATATTACTACAGGAAATGGTGGATTTGTAGATGCTCCTTTTATAAATTATGGTAAATTAAACAGTGATACAAACAATGGTGGAGGATACGGTGGGGGTGTTATAAAAATAAAAGAAAAACCTAATCCTCAAACACCTATTACACAAAATCAAGACCTAACTGGAGGAGCAACTCCTCTATAATAATCTATGTAACTAATGGCTAACAGATACAATTCAATACCGTTAAAATCTAGTCAAGGAACTCCAAATAAGTTCCCTACAGCTATTTATCAAACAGTTAAATACCCAGAAATACCATTATCAGTAAATGATACATATGCTATAACAACTTTAGGTGATAGGTTAGATTTGTTAGCTCAACAATTTTATGGAGATTCAAGTTTGTATTGGATAATAGCTTGTGCTAATCCGGATAAAATAGGATTTTCATCGTTATTTATAAATGAAGGAACAGAAATTAGAATACCTTCAAACGTTTCGCAAATAAAAGCTTTGTACAATCAATTAAATACAGTCTAAAAAAATGGGTAAAAGAGGAAATATTACAGGTGAATCCTTTGATGTTGAGGTTATAAAACAAATTGAAGCAAGACAAACATTTATGGGTGTAAACCCAAAATTAGATAAACATTTACTTTATCAAAATAACAAAACAGCGTTTGTTAGATTAGCTTCTTCTATTAATATAGAATCAAATAATTTACTCTCTAATCAAACTTCTAATCTTTTTGGTCTTCAAACACCTCCAACTCTAAGTATTTTTGATCAAGAAACATCTACACCACAAGATTTTTTAACAGAAGAATCTACAAAACCACTCCAAGATAGAAATCTTCCAACTTTTTTACAAGGAAAATCTTTAGCAGAAGAATGTGTTTTATTTGGTGGAACAGTCTCTGTTAACACCGATGATAAAACATTTGCTCAAAAATATGGGGTAGGTGAAGGAGATAACAGCCCAAAAGGATATGGAACTGAAAACATTGACCTATCATCAACTTCAGTTTATGGTTGGGGTGGATTAGGAGAACAAGGTTATAGACCAATGCCTGGTATTTTAGATGCCAATATTTCTTATTATAACAGAGGTGCTTTAGCTAAAGCAACTGTAAATTGTAAAGTATATTCTGTAGAACAACTTCAAATATTTGATTTATTATATTTAAGAATTGGTTATACAATGCTTTTAGAATGGGGACATAATATTTACATTGATAATACTATAAGAGATAACCAATGGGATCCTAATTTAGTTAATAGACCTACTTTTTATACCAAACCGTTTAATAAATTTTTTGATAACAAATCAACCCAAAATGATATTATAGATTCTATTAAAGAACAAAGAAAAGATGACTATTACAACTATGACGCTATGTTAGGTAAAGTTGTAAACTTTACTTGGAAATATAATAATGATGGATCTTATAATATTACTTTAAATTTAGTTGGTTTAGGAGATGT